GCTGCATTTCAATTAGTTTATCAAGATGGTAAAGTAAAACAAGTACATCATTTTCCAATGGAAACTTTAAGAGCTGAAAAATGCAACGATGAAGGAGAAATAGAAGGATGGTACTACTCAAATAATTGGGGTAACTTAAAACCTACAGAAAAACCAGAAAGAATACCAGCATTTGGGTTTGGTAAAGCAAATGGTGTTGAAATGTACGTTTTAAAGCCATACGAAGCTGGTAAATACTATTATAGTAGTCCAGATTGGTCTTCTGCGATGCCTTACGCTGTGTTAGAGGACGAAATAGGGGATTACCTTATAAATGATTGTATAAATGGATTTAGTGGCACTAAAGTCGTTAATTTTAACAACGGAGTACCAGACCCAGAAAAAATGCAATCAATTAAGAGCGATGTACTAGGAAAACTAACTGGAAGCAGAGGAGAAAAAGTAATAGTAGCTTTTAATAACAACTCTGAATCTAAAACTACAATAGATGACATTCCTTTAAACGATGCACCTCAACATTATCAATATTTAGCTGATGAGTGCTTTAGAAAACTAATCGTTGGTCATAGGGTTACATCTCCAATGCTTCTAGGAATACGTGAAGGAAATGATGGACTAGGAAACAATGCAGAAGAAATTAAGAACGCTACACAACTATTTGACAACATAGTTATACAATGCTTTCAAGACCAAGTAATAGAGTGTATTGACGCTATTTTATCAATTAATGATATAGCACTTGACTTATACTTTAAGACTCTTAAACCTCTTGATTTTAGTGATATTGACATAGTAAATAAAGAAATCATAGAAGAAGAAACTGGTTACGAGTTAAGTCTAAAGAAAATAGATGGAGTAGATGTATATAAAACTAAAGAAGAAGCAGAAGCTAAAGCTTTAGAGCAAGGATGTGAGGGATATCACGAACACGAAGAAGATGGAGTTGTTTATTATATGCCTTGTGAGTCTCACGATGAAGTAGTAGACTTGAAAAAACCTTGTCAAGCTGGATATGAGCAATATGGTATGAAAATGAAAAATGGTAAAAAAGTACCTAATTGTGTTCCTATAAAAATGAATGATGATGAAGTTGAAAATGTATTAGGTCATTTATCAGAAAGTGGAGAACAAATGTCAGAAGAATATGTATTTGTTGATGAGATTGATGAAGATAGCGACATAGACAATGAAGATTGGGCAAATTACTTAATAAACGAAAAGAAAAGTACACTATCTAAAGTTAAAGGTTTGTTAGGGTTAAAAGATGAAATAGATTCCAAGAAAAAAGGAAGTTCTTTTAGTTATTTAGATTCTAAAAACGGATTATACAAAATAAGATACACTTACGCAATAGGTTCATCAAAAGCAAGTAGCTCAACAAGAGACTTTTGTAGAAATATGATGAATATGGCAGCTAGTGGTATTGTATGGACTATTGAAGATATTGATAAAGCATCAAGGGAAGGGGTTAATAGAGAACTGGGTCATAATAGACAGTCTTACGACTTGTTTAAATTTAAAGGTGGAATATATTGTAGACACAAATGGAAAAAGGTCTTATATAGGCTAGAAAGCAATACAGAGCCTTCAGAGAATTTAGGAAACTATAAAAAGACTAGAACTATTCCTAAAAGTTATATGAAAAACCCAAGAGGGTCAAAACAAGCTGGAATTGCGCCAGAGAATATGCCTAATAGAGGAGCGTACCCTAAATAAGATAAGAAATGGCAAAAGCATTATTTATAACAACTAAAGACATTAAAAGGTATTCTGTACTTTCTGGTAATGTAGACCCAGACAAGTTTATCTATATGGTAGAGATTGCTCAAGATACAGAGGTACAAAATTATTTAGGAACAAAACTTTTAGAAAAGTTACAAGATTTAATTATAGCTGGAACTATAAACGACCCAGCTAACGCTTCATATAAGACACTTTTAGAGACGTATGTGAAGCCTATGACTATTTATTGGGCATTAGTATGTTATATGCCTTTTGCTGCTTATACAGTAGCTAATGGTGGCGTATATAAGCACACAAGTGAAAGTAGTGTAACAGTAGACAAAGAAGAAGTTGATTATTTAGTAGAAAAATATAGAGATATAGCACAATTTTATACTAATAATTTTATAGACTTTATGGTATATAATCAAAATACGTATCCAGAGTATAATTCTAACACAGAGGACGATACTTATCCAGATACAGCTAACGCAGATTTTGGTGGATGGGTATTATAAGATATAAACAAAAAAAAGAAAATATTGTAAAACTAAAAAGGTATTTAGAATATGTGGACAGAAAACAATACGTGGAACGTAGTTATAAACTACAAAATAAAAAAAATAAATAAATGTGGGGAAGCATATATATAAAGCCGACTGGTATAACTTGGTGGGGAGATGGAGTTTGCGATAATACTGTCAATTGGGGATTGGTTTATAAGCCATATGTAGATTGTACACCTACTGCATTCTTTGAGATAATAGCAGAGAATGGAGATTACCTTCTTACAGAAGCGAATAACGAATTTATAATAACAGAATTTCAATAAAATAATATAAAATAATATAAAATGGCAAATAAAAAATTTAGCGAATTTGTACTAAAAACTGACACTAGTGATGTATCTCACATTGTAGGGTATAATGGAGCAGAAAACGTTCAAATAACACCAGCAAACTTTGTAACTACTGGAGGTACAGGAGTTTTTCTACCTTTAGCTGGTGGTACAATGACAGGTGATATTAACCACAATGACAATGTAAAATCTACTTACGGAAATGGCAACGACTTACAAATATACCACGATGGTACTGATAGTTATATAAAAGAATTAACTAGTGGTTCATTAAAAATTTGGGCAAAAGATTTTGAGGTTTATAATGCTGGTGGAACTGAAACTTTAATAAATGCAGATGTAAATGGTGGCGTTCAATTATTTTTTGATAATACACAAAGGTTTGCAACTACAAGCACAGGTATTGGAGTAACAGGAGATGGAACTTTTTCAGGAGATGTAATTGCAGATACTCATTTTAATTCAAGTGATTCAAATGTTACGTTATCAACTACTGGAGCTGGAAATGTATTTTTAAGACCAAACGGAAAGTCAGATACAACAGGTCAAGTGTTAGTTAACCAAAGTGGAGAACTTAAAATAGATTCTGCCGATGCTACTTTAATTTTAAAAGGTTCAGATACAGGTTCAAGTTTAATAAACTTTTCAGATGCATCAGATGGTAATGTAGGAAGAATATATTATGACCATCAAAACAATTTTATGCAGTTTAAAACTAATGATTCAGAAAGAATGCGACTTGATTCTTCAGGGAAGTTGGGGCTGGGAGTTAATACAAATATTAGTGGTACGATAACTATGCCTAATAGTGGATTAATATCTTTTCACGATGCTAATGGACAAGGTAGAAATTCATTACAATTTGTAAGTGGCGAACTTAAACACGGAGCTGCTGGTTCAGGATTGACTACGCAAACATTTTTTACTGATGGAGATGAAAGAATGAGGCTCGATTCTTCAGGGAATTTGGGTATAAATGATAGTGTTGGTTATGGTAAACTTGCAATAAAAACAAGTGGTACATTTACATTTGATTCAAACGATTTAGATTATTCAGGAGTTAATATATTAATGAAAACCACTAATACAGCAACAGATGCTGTTGGAAGTGGTATGGTTTGGTTAAAAGGCAACAATGTCAGTAGAAAAGTTGCAGCAATTACTAATTATACATATGGAGATACCGACCAGTCTGGATTAAACTTTTATGTACAACCTTCTGCTGGTGGTTCTGCTGGTGTTTTAACCGAAGCTTTAAGAATTACTAATGATGGAAATTTGGGCGTGGGTACTGATAGTCCTGATAAAAAAATGACTATAGTTGACACAAGTGCTGGTTCTGTAACATATCCTTTAAGATTACAAAATAGCGGTACTACTGCTGGAACAAATGTAGGGTTAATTTTTACTACAAAAAATTCAGGCGGTGGAAGTGCTTCAAGTATAATAAGGTCAGAGTCAGAAGATACTTCAGGAAATAATTCTTTAGTTTTTACAACACCTTCAGGTGGTTCATCAGCAGAAAGAATGCGTATTGATAGTGATGGTAAACTTACTGTAAGTGCTGGTTCTAATATAGCTTCTTTTCAATCTATAGGTAGTGGCTCAAATTTAAGAAAATTTGATATTAGTACAGGTGGAGATAGAGTAGTTATAAATGCTGCACTTCTTACTAATGCAGCTACTGACCTTGCTATTCAAACAGGTGGCACAGAAAGAATGCGAATAAATTCGGCTGGTAATGTTTTAGTTGGTAAATCAACAGATGATGATAATTCTATTGGGTGTAGGTTAGCTAACTTTGGGGTGGTTTCAGCTACAAGGTCAGATAATGTATCTGCTATATTCGGAAGAAAAACAAGTGTTGGAAATGTAGTTTTATTTAGACAAGATGGCACACAAGTAGGTAGTATATCTTTAACTGCTTCTGCAACATCTTACAACACATCTTCAGATTATAGATTAAAAGAAGATTTACAAGACTTTAAAGGTTTAGATTTAGTTTCTAAAATACCTGTTTACGATTATAAATGGAAAGCAGATAAGTCTAGGTCTTATGGTGTTATGGCTCACGAGTTAGAAGAAGTATTACCACAAGCAGTTTCAGGAGAAAAAGATGCAGAAGAAATGCAATCAGTAGATTACTCTAAAATTGTTCCTTTACTAGTTAAATCAATACAGGAATTATCTGCAAAATTAGAAGCGTTAGAATGTCAATGCGAAAAAAAATAAATAACAATAAATAAATAAAAATAAAAATTATGATTAATTACACTTGGAATTGCAAAGTAGTCGATGCTTACCCACAAGATGGAGCTTATGCTGATG